GATTTAACAGAAGCTACGGAAGTAGTCTAAAGATAACTTCAAGGCGATAAGCGATGCCACACCCTAAAGAAGCGTAAGCGAGGAATTAGGCACCATAGGATAGGTGAGATGATTAGTAAGTAAGTTGGTACGTCCTTAACAACTGAAAACGGGATTAGTGAGCGCACTAACTGTCATTAAGCTGGGTAATACCGGCTTTTGGCAGTAAAAGACTTAACTAAAATCAACATCATGACTAAACAAAAAGATCCCCAAAAAGAATTTATAGAATCCCTCGAAGTTATCAATAAGAAACAGTTCTTAGAGAAAGATTGTGGCATAGTGGCTAACAACTCCAGGCTTCGCTTCATGACAAAAGAAGACTTCGTTTTTACAGAAGGTGACAAAGAACTCATCAAAGAAGGGCTTGAAAAACACCACGAAAAAATAGGCAAAGTTATTAACGGAGAGTTTTTGAAGACGAAAGAATAAAGTTGTAAATCAAATTATTTTGTCTTATCGTTATACACAACGAACTTAAATTTAACTTTTAATGAATTACGAAGAATTTTTGCTTCAAAAGAAGCATACTGCCAATAATTTTGGAATTGAGGCAAAATACATACCTGATAAAATGTTTGATTTTCAAAAATATGTTACTCAGCATTTGATTTTAAAAGGTAGGGCAGCTGGGTTTCTTGACACTGGATTGGGCAAAACGTTAATAGAACTTTCAATAGGCCAAAATTATATCCAATCAACAAATAAACCTATTTTAATAATGACTCCATTAGCAGTTGCTTTTCAGTTTGTAAAAGAGGCTGAAAAATTCGGTATAGATGATGTTCAATATTCAAAAGACGGCAGATATACAAAAAAGATCATTTTAACCAATTATGAAAGGCTTCATTATTTTAATCCAAGTGATTTCGATTGTGTTATTTGCGATGAAAGTTCAATATTAAAAAACTTTGAAGGGGCAACAAAAACAGCCGTTACATCATTCCTTAAAAAAATAAAATACCGTTATCTATTTACAGCTACACCTTCGCCAAACGATTTTGTAGAATTGGGGACATCAAGTGAAGCATTGGGATATTTAGGTTACACCGATATGCTAACTAAGTTTTTCACAAACAATGAAGATACCATCAGCCCTATGAACATTGGAACTGAATGGATTTTGAAAGGACACGCAAAAGATAATTTCTTCAAATGGGTTTCCGGTTGGTCGATATCATGTCGAAAGCCAAGCGATTTAGGATTTTCAGATGAAAAGCATGTATTGCCTGAATTGATCACAAATTATCATTCTGTTAAAAATGAAAGCAATATGGTTATTAATGGCCAAATGTTAATGTTCAATATGGTGGCCAAGCGATTAACTGAAATAAAAGAAGAAAATAAATTGACAATTCAACACCGGTGCGAAAAAGCCTATCAGTTATCACATGGGAAAGATACTTCTGTTTATTGGTGTAATCTAAATTCCGAGGGTGATTTATTACAACATTTAGATAAATCAGCTTATCAAATTAAAGGATCAATGGATATTGATAAAAAAGAAGAATTGCTATTGGGGTTCTTTCAGGGCGATATCAAAAAGCTGATAACAAAACCAAAGATGACCGCATTTGGTCTTAATTGGCAGCATTGCAATCATACAGTATATTTCCCTACATTCTCTTATGAGCAATTTTACCAAGCTATAAGACGCTTTTGGAGATTTGGTCAACAAAGAGACGTTGTATGTGATTTGGTTTATTCTGACGGACAAAAAAGAGTATTGGATAGCCTTTTGGCAAAGACAGATAAGGCAAATGAACTTTTCACAAAATTGAATACAACATTAAATCAATCCTATAATATTAAAACAAACCCATTCGATAAACCCGTAACGTTACCATCATTTTTATGATTAAGAACCAATTAATAACCGATCAATATGCAATTTATGAAAGTGATTGCATGTATGTAATGCCAACCTTACCAAGTGAAAGCATAGATTTATCAGTATATAGTCCACCTTTCGCTGGGTTATATAATTATTCAAGTTCAGATAATGACTTTTCAAATTGTGAAACAAGGGAGCAATTTTTACAACAATACGAATTTTTAATATCTGAAATTTCGAGGGTAACAAAACCAGGCAGAATAACCGCAGTTCATTGCACAGACATAATGAATAAAGATGGTTCAATGTGGGATTTCCCACATGAAATAATTAAACTTCATGAAAAGTATGGATTATTAAACCGTAATAGGATTACCATATGGAAAGAACCATTAAAAGTTCGTATGCGTACAATGGTTAGATCATTAATGCATAAACTCATAGTTGAAGATAGTACAGAATGTTTTACTGCAATGCCGGATTATGTTCTTATTTTCAAGAAAAAAGGCATAAATGAAATACCTGTAACGCATCCTGTAGGGTTATCATATTATGCCGGTGAAACCCCAATATTGCCAATGATGGCCGATAAATACGGCACTTTTGAACAGTTAAAGGCAAAATATAAAGATTGGAAAGATCCAAAAACAAATAAACTATCTCATATAATTTGGCAACGATATGCCTCAAGTGTATGGGATGATATTAGGATTGATAACGTTTTGAAATACAAAGAAAGTAAAGATGAGGATGACGAAAAGCATGTTCACCCACTGCAATTAGATGTTATTTACAGATTGACTGAATTATATTCAAATCCAAATGAAGTTGTTTTAACACCATTTATGGGAGTAGGTAGCGAAGTTTTTGCACCTGTTTCACTCGGCAGAAAAGCAATAGGAATTGAACTAAAAGACACTTATTTCAAGCAAGCAATTAAGAACTTGAAAGAAGTTAAATTACTAACTTACGATACTGATAAAACATTATTTTGTGAAGATTAAATTTAACTCTCATGGAACTGATAGTAATAGGTATTATGGTTTGGATATTTTGGAAGCAATTCTCAGGCGAAAACTTTGAGGATGATGGTTGCGATAATTGGATGAAAAATGAAAAATAGTAAAAACACTAAACCGCTTGATAATAAATTTCATCAAGGTAATGGAGATAACGGAAAGCATTACTGGCTTACTCCGCCTGAGTTAATGGAAAAATTGCAAGAAGAACATAATTTTGATTTCGATACTTGTCCATATCCTAAACCAGATAATTTTGACGGTTTAACAACAGATTGGGGTAAAAGTACATATGCTAATCTTCCATTTGGATCAATATTGCATCAAGATATAAGAACCGGTAAATGGAAGAAAAAAGGGCCTACAGCATGGATTAGAAAAGCAATTTCAGAATACGAAAAAGGTAACAAGGTTGTTATCGTTTACCCATTAGATAAGTGGGTATTAATGATGATTGAGGCAGGTGCAAAAATAACAAACCTCGGAGATGTAAAATGGTGCGCTACAGAAGACGGATCTCAAGGTAAAGGAACTGGTCGTCACATTGCACAATTTGTTTTAGACCCTAATGAAAAATGATTAAATCATGAAAATAGTAAAAGACGACAAAAACCAAGATCAGATGGCTATAAAAGCAAAAGTTTCTATAAGCCATACAGCAGTATTTGAAGATGCCATTATCTATATTTCAGTTGATGAATTTCGAGAATGTTTCGAAGAAATATTCGGGGCAAAAATAGCTGACGGTAAAACAAATCCTTTCTTTAAAATTGATGGTGTTAAAGGAACTCCAAGATGATTAAGCCGAAACTAAAGGAGTGTTCGGTTTGCAAAAAGCAAGTTGTTTTGTGGAAATCAAATCCGAAACTTTGCAAAGATTGTGCTATGAAGCAAAAAATTGAGCAAGACAATGGTTTAAAATTACCATCGATACCACATAAGTTTTTTAAAATATCACCAGTAAGTAAAAACAGAGAGGCAGCTTTAGCAAAATACAGACGTTTAAGAGATGCTTATTTTAAAGAACATCCAATTTGTGAATTTCCGGGATGTACAAGCAAGCAGATAACACTGCATCACAAACGTGGGCGTATTGGGGCATTTTTAACAGATAAGAGGCATTTTTGCTCACTATGCCATAAACACCATACTTGGGTTAACGAAAACAACTCAGAAGCCTTTAAATTAGGCTTGGTTGCAAGTAGATTAGGAAAGTAAAAACCAATATCATGAGACGAAAAATAATACTATACACAATTTACGCGATATTTTTAATCGCTATTCCGATCAATCTTTTTTTCTTTAAAAAGTGGTTGGATTTTGAGAAGTCACAAATGAGAAAAGAACTTAAACATAACAATTCAAAATGATACAGATACCCGATTTTTTAAAGCACTTACCCGTTTACAGAGGCTACCCTGTTCCTTATTTCGTCCCCAAAGATGAAAATGGAGTATATCAATTGAAATACGCCTCAGCCGAAAAAATGAATAGTTGCTTGACGTATCATAAATGCTGTGTATGTTTTAAGCCACTCAATAAAGGTGATTATTGGTTCATAAGTGGGCCTATGGGGTTACAATCACAAACTGATAGCCATCCTCCAATGCATAAATGTTGTGCGGAATACTCATTGAAAGTTTGCCCACATTTATTTTTTGAAAAGACACATCGTACCTCAGACGAAAGTTTTGCTCAGTCTTTTCAGATCACTCAAAAACCCAAAGAGTTTTTCCTTGTAAAAGCAATGAAGTTTTCGACCGTTATTGTAGGTGGAGTAAAATTAATAAAATACGCTTCGCATACTGTTGACAAGCAATATGAATATATAAATGGGGAATTATCTTTAAAAAGTAACAAATAAATAATCAAAAATGAAAGTATGTCAACTCAAAAATTAATACTTCACTTATGGGTTTTTACAGCAATTACGGCCTTCATGGTGACTAATTATATTCATCCATTCCCTACGATGACAATGTGCGGGACAACATTATTAATTTATGGATTTTACCAACTTCTTTTATACCATATTAACCAAAAACAAAAATGAAACGATCACTTTTAACTTTAATACTTGCCTTTATAGTATTGGCAAGTGCGTGTACTAATAAAAACTTTCAAGAAAAACAAGATGCATTGTTCTATGATG